TCCAACCGAGGTTTTGCTGGAAGCTATTGTTTATGTGAAAGATTTTGAGGATAGGTCTGAATTTAATTTGACGCCAGCACAGTTTTCTCATCTATGTGCAGCCTATCTAGATGAAAATAAAAGAGCTAACATTGAAGAGATTGTTAATATATTAAAGATTTCCTAACGGTTCATCATACGTTAGGAAATACCATAAACTACCGCAGTATAAATGCTGCATCTGAGGTGAAAGCCATATGAAAGTACCGCAAAAATATACGCTTTCTTGCGATGAATTAAGAGCTGAAGTTGAATCCTGTGCCGAATTGAGTCGTATTTTTGGTGACGCAAAGAGAAACAGCGCCACATATATGTCTTTTCTTGGGTTGCTAAAAAATTCGCGTGAAAATAAAAAATAATTTACAGGTGTTGAAATAAATCTGAGAGTTGCTATAGTGTCTTCTGAATTTACGGAGACATTACATGGATACGCTGACACGCGCTCATATCTGGGCGACCTTATCTGATATAGACGTAGCACCATTCTGCACCGAGACAGAGGTACTGGGCGATCAAGTCCTAACCTATCTGCCTTGGATGAAAGCCCATGAAATAATGATGGGCACCTTCCCCGAGTACCACTGGGAATTCACCGAAGACCCAGAAGGCAGAGAATGTCATTACTTTAATGACGGTTCTGCTGAGGTACGTTGCCGAATGACTATCGGCGGGCAGACCAACATTACCTACCTTCCTGTTCATCGATCAGGCAAAGCAATTGACTCCCCCTCTGCTACAGACATCAATACTGCTAAACAGCGGTGTCGTGTTAAGGCTATGGGTGAGTTTGGTCTGGGCTACACCATGTGGCTTAGCTCTCAGGTAAGAGATATTGAAGAAAGTGTTTCTAACACTGAGCAAAGTACACCTTCAGAAACAAATGATGCTGATGCAGAGCTTGAAAAAGTAATAGCCATCTGGGATCACCTGAAGTTTGGTGAAGCTAAGACCCTGAGTGAAGCCACAAAGCTTTACGACAAGTTTAAACGTGGTCTAACTAATCGAGGCTTAACAGATACCACTGGTAACTGGGAAAAGCTCTGTAAGGACAAAGGGTGGAGGGCTAGCAAATGAGTTTAGCTGCTCAAGGATCACCCGAATGGCACGCGGCACGAGCCGGTAAGATCAAGGCATCTGTCTGCGCTGCACTAGAAGGCAAGCACCCATACATGAAGCCAGCCGACTTGGTTCGCCAAGAGGTTAGAGCACTGGCTGGTGCTGAGTCAGAATTTAAAATGGTTCCTGCTGTTGCCCACGGGCAGATGATGGAAGACCATGCGCGAATATTCCTTGAAGGGTTGCAGGGCTACACCGTCGAAGAGACGGGTCTTGTGATTCACCCCAAGTACGACTTCATTGCTGCAAGCCCCGACGGGCTCGTGGGTTTGGATGGGTGCGTAGAGATAAAGTGCCCGTTTCCCCAGTACACCAAGTCACCGTACTCAATCTTCTCACCCAAGCGCAGCATGTACCTGATGCAGGTCTATATGCAGATGGAGGTGCTGGATGCTGAGTGGTGTGATTTTATTTGTTACTTGGCTAAGAACGAAACAGCCGAGCCACAATACACGTTAGAGCGAGTCCACCGTAAAGAAGACTTCCTAACTGAACTACTGAGCCGCAAGTACCTGCCTCAGCCTGAGAAGGGCACGATCAGCAGGCTCGATCTTTACCACTGCTGGTACAACTGGATTCAGGAGCAGCACAGGGATGAAGTTGCCCGCGCTGATCACGTTAAAACAATTGAGGTTGACGCTCCCGAGATTATTAAGACCGATGAGGAACTGAACCGGCTGACTGCAATGCAGAACAGGATTGCAGTCATCAGGTCACGTATTGGTGACGACCTAGAAACCTTGGACGTGCTGGGCAAGACCAGCGAGTCCCTGAAAAAAGATATTGCCGAGCGGTACAAGTCATCTGTCAGCAATGGCAAGACTACCGTCAAGGTAATTATGAAGAACCCACCCATCGACTACCGCAAAGCATTTGAATTCTTGGGCGGCGAAGATGAGGTGTTAAACAAAGACGAGTCTCTTGATTCTTTCAGAAGAACAACAGGCGCAATGCAAGTACAAATCCATCATGGAGAGCAATAATGAATACTAAACCAACCGCGTTTGAATCCCTAAAAGCAGGCAAGGGTCGCCTATATCCGATGCCTAAAGAGAAGCGCATCGAAGAGTGGAACCGCCTCAAGCAGTACGAATGGGCTACCAAGGCTAACGTCCCAAAGTTTGACGGCTTCATTAAGATCAGCAAAGAACTGGTACACGACCTTCAGGCTGCCCTAGACATTAATAATGGCAATGACTTCCGATACAACATCAAGGTCTGTGAGCAGATGGGCGATGACGGAAACCTTCAGCAGTTGAATGTTGACTACTGGATTCCAAAGCCGAACCCGAATGCTAATAACGCGCCATCGCAAGGCGCCAAGCCACCAGCTGACGACTTCCTTCTGGAAGACGATGACCTACCTTTTTAGGACTCAATCATGCCTCTAAGAATATCCCGATCAGCTGGAACCGTTTTTTACGGCGGTGAAAGCCTTGACCCAGAAGACCTCGAAGGAACTTTTGACCATCGAGTGTTTGTTCGCGGGGTAGTTGACTTGGAAGGCAGGCACGAAACACACCTGAACGTACATTCAAAGCGTTTAGGACATCAGGAGCATGTACTCACAGCTGGGGGTCAAGGTCTCCAGCTCACTGATGCAGTGTTTGTCGAGATGACAGGAGTTCAACCCTACTTTACTAAACCAAAACTGAAATGCCCCGAGTGCGGCAGAAGTGGGTCACCATCTGAAAGTTCGATGATGTTCCCTCAAGCCAAGCTGCTCATCGGTGGACCAAGGAATTATCAAATAGTGCGTGATGACGCGAGGAAAAAGAAATGAGCGACCAACCCCAACTAATCAATATCGATAACACCCCTTACTTGATTGATGACCTGAGCGATACCTGTAAAGAGAAGCTGGGCTCATCTCAACAGACAAATCAAGCCATCGGCTTGTTGAGCGCATTGATTGGTGCTGCTCAGAAAGGCGCCGAGCTGGACTTTAACGAAGCAATAAAACTTCTGCCCGAGCCTTATGTTGAAGGTGATCCGGCAAGCAAGGCTCACTAGTTTCCCCCTAGAGGGTATGGCGTCTCCTCCTCACGCCTATTAAAGCAGGCTTGGTCTACCTGTCCCTCGCAACAGACCTTTTTCTCAGGACATGCTGGTGTTAATCTGACATCGCGGCATGTCTCTGTTTCACGGAGACGGATATGAACTTAACATTTAAAGAAGTAACTGAGCGTTATTTGGCACAGCCAAGCGCACACAATGACGAGAAGCAGAGGACCACGGTCATAGTAGCTAACAACCTTGTTAAGGTGTTTGGCTCTAAGCCGATAAAGGAATTCGAGAAGATCGCTCTTATCGATGACTTTATAGAGAACCTGCGGGTACAACCATCCAAGAGGAGAATTGGTCAGCGAGTCAGCAACAGCTGGGTCAATAAGCACATCATAACTTTCCGGTCTATCCTTAACTACGCTCACTCCAAAGAGCACGTTAATCGAGTCCCTAAGTTGTCTGTGTACCCTGAGACGAAGAGCAAGCTCTTCCTGAAGCCTGAGCAGGTTCGAAGTCTGATTAATACCTTGGATGATTTGAGAGCGGACATGGTTAGGTTTGCAGTCTCAACAGGACTGCGATCATCTAACGTGAGGCTTCTGAAGTGGGATCAAATAGAGCCAGACTTTTCTGCTCTAAGTGTTTCCGGTGAGGATGCCAAGATGGGCGAAGACATTCTTATACCTCTGAACAGAGATTCTCAGAAAGTACTGGAACGTCGTAAGGCTCTGAATGACGCCCTCATTGAAAAGCACAGGTATCTCAGCAATGGGATAGATCATGTGTTTGTTCAGCAAGTAGGTGGTGGCAGCAAGGTAGGCAAGGTGTTGAGTGAGATCAATAACAAGACCTACAAGAAGGCTTGCCGTGAAGCTGGATTACCAGCAGGGGTAACCTTCCACACAATGCGTCATACATTTGCTAGCTGGCACATTGAGAACGGGACGAGTGAAATGATTCTTATGGAGCTAGGAGGGTGGAAAGATCGCACCTCATTGCAGCGATATGCTCACCTAAACCAAGCCCAAAGACAGATCGCATCGTCAAATATTGAAGGAATAATTTAACCAAAAAGATAATTAATTACAATCAAAACGATAACTAATCAGCTGTAACCTATTGATAAATAAGGAAATGGTGCCGGAAAGAGGACTTGAACCTCCGACCAATTGCTTACGAAGCAACTGCTCTAATATATTTTTTTATTCAATTAAATCAATAACTTACAGATTCATGCCGCAAGGTTATGGCTGGTGATATTGAGGACAAAAAAATGCACAGCATTAAGGATAAAATTAAACAAGCTAACGATTTTGCCGATGAATCAATCAAAGAAGCCGAGCGCGATTTGAAGGAGATTGGTGGGACCATGAGCACTTGGCTCAATGCAGGCAGCTATCACCTAACCAATGTTCATGTTGTCACTTGGCTAGGTATCACCGTACTGCTCTGCATCATCTTCTAGCACCGGAGGAGCGTGATGAAAATTAAGATGTACCCGTTGATAGCGGCTATAGTCGAGGAAGGCGTAAGGGCTGGATACAGCAGGGCGCACAAGCATACCGATACGCCTGACCCTGAGACAATAAAGCAGTGCGTGGAGGAATACATCATGAGCGGCTTTGACGATTACTTTACGTTTGATTTAGAAGAATGACTTAGCCAATACAGTTTTTAGGCTCGTTAAAAGTCGTTGCGAGCCTTACCCCCACCCCTCAGACCGATTTGTACTTGGCTGGGGGGTTTTTTATATACCATTTATGATATGCCCTGAATGCTAAACGAGCATTTCCGATCACAAAAGATCACAACTACAATGGCGCCTCATTTTAATTAAGACTATAAGGCGCTTGTAATGTTGGTTGTTTGTATCTGTGTACTGTTAGGTTTGTGTGTCGTAGCAAAGGATGATTTGTTTATCCGCTAAATACCCAGAAAATAATACGAGCCAGCAAAGATAGCCAGAACTGCTATTGTTGCGCCGATGTTCTTCGCCACATCACCAATCTGACGCTGCTTCTTGAGCCTCGCCAACCTTGCCTTCTCCAGCCTGTGCTTGTGATCGAGTAAAGACTTGTTCTGAATCATGAGCATGTCACGCCAGACCTGCTTAGGCGTTATCTTCTTAAGCTCCTTCTCATGCTGCCGTATAGCATCCTTAGCCCATGCCAACTCCAGCGCCTCTTCCTGAGTGAGGACATGGTCTCCAGCCTTCGTGGCTTCCTCAATGCTCTCAACCGCAGTCTTGCTCTCAGTCAGGCTAGAGAACAGCCCTGTCAAACCATGAAGGTGATCGCCTGATTCCTTAACGGTTTTGATCCCGTCATTCAGGGCTTTGAGTACTCCAACAACTGCACTGATCTCAGCTATCATTTCATATCTCTCTCGGCTTTCCTGTAAGCCTTGTTGAATATATCGAATATCTTGTTTTCGTTTTCAAGCAGCTTGTCCAGCATCTCCTTGCGACGATCTTCAGGAATATCCTGACGCTCTACCAACTTACGAGTCTTGGAGATATTTCTTAAATCTCGGTTAGACATCTTGTAGAGGCTGTTACGTCCGCCTTCAATTACGGGGATGAACGACTGATACCTACCCCTAATCTCAGACAGCTCGGCTTGGTCTCCCGCCTCGATAGCATCTTTCAGCTTCGCCTCTATCTTTCTGGTCTCGTCCCAGTTGGCATAGAACTCAAATCTATCTTCATACTCAGAGGGGCTTTCAAAGAAGGTGCCAACAATCGGCAAATCCTGCTTTCTGAAATCCTCATCCGCCATCATTCTTGCCGCAACGTCTGAAGACTGGCTCACAAAGCGCCCTACACCCCCCAAGAAGTATTCATACACATACTCCATCTTGTCTGGGTTCATTGAGATATAGCCATCCTTGTACTTGTCTCCGCCTGTGGCGTCGTTGAGGAACTCGGCTGCTGCTGTGAAGGCTTTATCAGTAGACCTTCGAGAGTTGTACGCGTTTGATCTCTCAACAATGAACGGGTTTTGCTCAATGTATATATCGCTACCAAAGAAGTTCTTATTAGCCAGCATGTCCTGATGCACCTCTAGGAGGTCAGGATAAAATCCTCGCGCTTTCTCTTCCCAGTTATCGCCGCTGGATGGAGCAACCGGAACGAAGTTCAGCAACACGTTCTCCCACAGATACACTGCCGACTCTTCTGGCGTGTTGATATCGAACGCCATTTCAGCGCTCAACCGACCAATATTGGTGAAGAAGTTGTACCCATAGGGTGCGGGTAAAGCGAACCCTTCATCGCTGCTGTAGTTGATCAGCAGTGCTCGGTTCTTCGCATGCTCAGGAAGATCGGCATAGACCTTCTCTCCGTCGTCATCATCTTCTGAATTTAGGATGTTAATCACGGCAATCGCAGCGCCTAGACCTATAAGACCTACTGCCGTTTTCTGTGCGGTTGTGACCTTGCCTGAGCCGCCACCCAAAGCCTGAGCTATGTTGACGTTGCCCTGTACTGCGGCGTTAAAGAACAGGTATCCGGCATTAACTACCGCTGTGTTCTCACCCTTACGGTTGAAGTTGACTGTAAGGTCTTTCGCTAATGTCGCTGCGGTCTGCCTGTCAGTTCCCGCCTTTCGTGCCTCAATGTAAGCAGACAGTCGAATAGAGTTTTCCATGGTGGTGTTAAAGTCTTCGACCCAGTTACCAACGGCTCGCAAAGCCTCACGGGTCATGCCTTTCTTTAACTTGTTCTTCAGTATGCGTAACTGCTCATCTTGATCGCGGACCAGCATCATGCCTGTTGACGCACCGTCCTCCATAAACTCTGCCGCATACTGATCTAGAGTGCCTTCTCTTACAGGCTTACCGCGAAGCACGCGATACATAGACCTCATTGAGGGTAGATAGCTCTGAGCCATTTTCCCTATCAGGTTCTCGCCTTGTACTCTGCTGCCTTTCTTGTCCTTCTCTGCAAGCGAATACATAAGACCCGTCTGAATATCACGCAGCGGGTTAACCAATCCCCATGAAGGGTTGTAGTTGATTAGCATGTTTCTGCGGAATGTCTGGAATCGAGTCGCCAGAGTTAGCAGCTTGCTTACGTCATCGTTAGCCCTGCTCAGCATAGGAACGCTCATGTTCTGTAGCGCATGGTTCAGGCTGTCACTCTTAAATTCTATAAAGAATGTCTGCCCACCCTTCTTGACCTCCACATACTTGGGGTCACCGTTAGGTCTAACATCTCTAGACATTTGGTCGAGGTCTTGCTGCGTCAGTTCGTCGCTTGTCTTGGGAGGTCTGAACTTATTGTTGTATATGGTATAGGAGTCGCTGTTACCTAGCTCACTCAAAAGCTCTAATAAGATTTGGGCGGTTTCATTTTTTCTCGCCCGAATAATTTTTCTCTGAACATCTTCGATAGCGGTAAACAGAGGATTCACAGGCAACGTCTTTCTGCCCTTAGCCCTCATGCTCTCGCTGCCTACGATAGAGAAGCCTCTAGACTTATCGCCAGACTTGTAGGCGTCGCCATTTTCTTCAGCAGCAAAACCTTTAAGGGGCACATAGAACTCGTAGGTATCTTCCCAGTCTGAGCGAGAGTCTTCGTCAAGCAAGCCTGCCTCTACCATGCGGTCTCGCTGATACTGAAGCATCTCGTAGACCTTGTCGGCAATACGGTCCATATCAGCCTTGGTGCCTTCCCGTTCCGCCAAGGCTAGAACGCTCTCCGCCTCGGCATACGTCATCCCTGAGCCTGTATCTTGGAACGCCAGCGGCAGTGTTTGGTATTCGTTAAGTTTTGTGCGCTGAGTCTCTAGGGCGACACTGTGATCGACGCCGACATCTGCCAATAGGCGCTCTATCTCCCGCTCAGTCCTAGCAATGTTTCTCTCACGCTGCGCCTTA